TCGTAAGCGAAAGAACAAAGATCAGCCATGCTTCTAGCATTTTGGCTGATTACTTTGGGTGACGTTTGAAGGTTAACGTGAGATGAGTCGCCATCAGTGGAACATTGTAAAGAGGTTACACTGCAGGCGCCCATCTGTGCTGCCAAGAGGAGCAGCATGATTTTTAATTTTTGCCGTCTAGGGCTACGCCCTGGACGGCTTTTTTGTTTTGGCGCTTGGTCCATATTTTGGTTTTTACGCCTATTTACGTCGAATCGCAAGCTTTTCTACGATTGAGGCGTTTTTTTCCCTTTTTGGGACCAGTGCGCCAGTTCCATATCGAGTAATAGGGGAACTGAAGGCCCCCGAAGGGGCCTTTTTTAGCCCTGAGGGTTCTCAGAAGCTGACAGATCGGCCTCTGGCCGTTCTTCCGCTGGTGGGCCAGCGGGTTTGGTGATCGCCTTCACAGAAGGCAGATCAACGTTTGACGGAGCATCTGGCTCCGTTTTTCCGGATGCGTCGATCATTTGTCGACCTGGCAAAGCCAGCCCGGGTAGTTTTCTGCGGAGGTCATCGACGTTCGCCGGATCGTTAACGTAATCGAAGAACGCCGCAGGTGAGTTATTGAACTCCGATCGGAGTTCTGATGGCAGGTCGTCGAATATTTCGCGCCCTTTTGTAAGTTGTATATTTGCTTCGAGGAAATCGAAGCTAGCGAAGTCACCGTAGGTGCCTTCATGTTTTTGCAGGTGACTTAATGTCCCTGCTTTTTGTGCTCTCGCGAGTATTTTTGTAATGTCCGTTTCGTCTTTAAAAGACTGTTTCGTACGGCCATCCGTATAGGTCGGCTGAATAAGCCGCCCGTCTTTATCGTGTTTGCCTATCATTTGTATGCTCATCTGTTTTGTCTCCGCCGTTTGCGATCTTGATAATACATTTCTTCAATTTGCGCCGAACTATAATCGCTCGGCTTTCCTTTTGGTTTCCACCACGCTTTTTTTCTAGCTACTCTGCTATCCTTAGTCGCCAGTTTCGCGAGCGCCTTGCCGCCGCGATTTATCGCGAAAGCTGACCCGCCTAATGGTCCGAGTACGTGGTACGCTTTCCAGAGCTCGCCCCCAGAACCGCCGAATATTTCTTTCTGGTTTTTTGCGGCTATGCCGGCCATTGTTGCATTAGACGTGGCTGTTTTTAACAGTTGCCTATTTATATCGATCTCAGTCGATACCTTCTTTTTTTCCTTACTAGTTTTTCCTGCCTGCGCGCTTTCCAACGCGCCTTTTACTGCTGCACCACCTACATTTCCCATTGTCGCCATATTGCCCGCTGGTGTTGACGCGTCAAATTGTCCCGCGAGTATCGGGTTTAGCCCGCCTTTTTCCAAATCGGCCATACGCCTTTGTATTGCTGTATTAGACATACGTTCTTGAAATTCGCGGTTACGCTGTGCCTCTTTCCTGTTTGCTTTATTAGCTGACGCTTGTCCTGACGCCGAGAACAGGCCCCCAACTAGGGGGCCTGCTATGCCTTTAACTAAGTCTTTAAGAAACGACATTAGAATCTATCTATGCCGCCTGGTACACCGTACAGCGGCAGCGGTCGAGCCGCTTTAATTTCATGATAGAAGTCCGCGAAGAATTGCGGCTGTGCCGGGACCGCTATTGCCCGGTCCAACGGGACGCCTGTGTTTGCTTCAATGAATGTCGCGCCCAGCGCGGGTAATGTCGCGAAATCCTCGGACAGATGCCAAGACGCAAGTGTACCTGCTGCATCCGGTCTCATAATGCTCGTCAATTTACTCGCCAAATAACGATACTCGGAGTAGCGTTCCTGATAACCGAAAACCAGTAGGTCATTAGCTGAGCTATCGGCCCAGATTTCTTTGTTAAGTACGCTTTGTTCCCCCAGGCCTTGAAGGACCGGGTAGTAGAACTCATACCGCGTCTTTTTTGACCAGTATCGGTCAACGCCTTGAGAGTAGCTTATATCTCCTCGGATATTACCGAGGATAATGACGACACCATGTTCCACGAAACTTTTGGTCCACGAGTGAGTCCCGGACACAGTCCCGTTTGCTGCGAGATTCCCGACTTTATCATCTTCCGCCGGTGTTGTTTGCGCGCTTTGTTGTGCAACCGGGCTGAGAGAAATAGCGGATGATCCCCCGCCGAGGAACTCGGCTCTCTGGAGTCTAAAGTCGGGAGAAGTAACACGCCAGTGTGCTTTGAGTGCTTCGACATATCTTGTTCCCGAGCGCGCGTCGCGCTCTAATAATCTTTGGGTTTGAAATGCTAGACGTATGTCATTTATATTTGTCGCTGTTGCCGTTGTTAAATCTACCTCCAGGTTATCTGTTGAACCTGTCCAGGCGGCGTCTAGTTCTAGGTTTGTTGATGCGCCGTCCACGCGCATATCTTTAAATGCGCTGGCTATTGTTGACCAGACCGGAATTTGGTCCCCGGTCGCAGCTTTGGTTTGTATACGTGCTGTGCCGCTTAGTGGCAAGGAGACAGCTAAAGTTTGTTTTTGCGGCCACGGTAGGCAGGAGGTGAAATAGTCCTTACGTTTGCCGCGTTTATGAAGTACATAAGACCGCGTATCAGGGCCATTATCCGTCTGAATAACGATTGAATTTTGAAGGTTCTCATCTCGAAACCAGTCGTTAAAAATTTTATCGTAAGCTCGGAATGGCATCGCCGACGTCAAAGACGCGTTTAAGTTTGTCGTACCTATCGGCAGCCCGAAGTAATCGTGCAAGCTGCCTAATGCAATGGACATGCTCGTGTTGCTTCTGAACGCCGGAATAGTGAAGTCGATTGAGTCCGATGGGTCGTCCTGCGCACCATGAAATCTTTCATGGTTTACCCAAATCGTCCGATACGGCACGAAAAACGCAAAGGTTTCGAAGTACAGGTTATCCAGTATCGGCCGCAGCATGGTGTTTAGACGTAGAAAGAATGATGTTTGAAAGGAGAACGTATCCCCCGGAATTATGTCTATCGGTTGACATATTGGATACAAATAATCCGCATCTAGGACAGTTTTATGTGAGTGAGAGAGATTGAAACTCGACCGCGGTATATTCGCCGTCGGTACCTGCGAGAAAGTATGTTGTGATCTCATTATCTTACAACCTCACTCATTGATAGGTCCGTTTTTGGACCATTTAATTTTGATTTATGCAAAGCTACCATTTCTAACCCTGTAGCTAAGCATTCATTTTCCTCGTTTTCTACTTTTCCGTTTTGGTCGTTAAATGTTCCGAGGCGAATCAATGAATAGTCCTCGGGATGTTCTCCGCATGGGTGTTCTGCGTCTACGCAGATATTTTGAAATTCCCTCATGATTTCGCCGTCAGCCCGAGCGAACATTGGTCGTTGGTAACAGCCGGAGGCCACATCGTAGATTGCATAGATTTGAGTTTTCATTTAGAGAGTCCTCTTGTGTGGGCGCGCTTGCGCGCATATATATCTATCCCTCAGTCTTTCGGGAGTATAATCCGCCTTGTGAGCCTTGATATAGATTTGTCGCAATTCCTTGACAGTGGCAAGCGTAATTGGGTCATCTCTTTCCAGGATGTTTTGATAGTAGCGTGGCACTTTTCTAATGACGCCCTTTCCAGATACGGGTACCTCATCGGCCGGGAATATGTCAGTTGTATATTTTTCATAAAACCCCGCCCCTAGTCCACACGGTTTGTTTCGACCAGTAGACATTCGTATATATTCCGGTAAGAGCCAGTACGCAACGCCGTCCTCATCGCAGCGCAGGTAATGATCTTCCGCTTTTTTACCTGTGATTTTTTTGAGCGAATAGCGCGCAGTGTAAGCAGCAGTCTCAAAATTTAACTCCTGGACCGTGGAGAATCCCCACGGCCATAGTTTCTCAAGGGACGGTGAGGTGTAAGTATAGAACCCCTCTTCGTCTTTCCAGAGTACCTGGTCATTAAATGATTGATTGAAGAAGCAGACGTGGTAATGAGGACGTTGATTTTCGTCGCCATATTCTCCGCAATAGAAATAGCGGATTTTGTGCGAGACGGATTTCCGCAGACGCCGTATGAATTTTGAGACGTCTGACGGTTTGAGTGAGTAATCTGATGGAATAAAATATCCATCATCATATTGTTTTTCGGTGCATTCGCTGGGATCGCGATAGGTAAGAGTAACAAAGCTATTGCCTTGTTGATCGAGATACAGAGAAGATTCGTGGACGATTCGAATCGCCCACATGAGAGAGTGATCGAGGCGACAACCAAGGCACTGACCACAAGCCACTTCCATGCCTTGCGCGGTGCCTTTTTGGTTGAAGGTGAGTCCACCTGTCGCAATATCCTTGTAGCCTTTGAGCGGGGTATAACACGGCATTACAGCCGATATCCACCGCGAGCAGTCGGCATTCGGTTATTTTTTGGGTGTTGGCCGGCATTCCTTGAAAAGTGCCGGCGTGATTTCTTTCTAGACATTTTGCGTCCGCGCATTACTTTAACTCCAGGACACCAATTTTTTCGGTGTCGTCGTAAGCGAAAGAACAAAGATCAGCCATGCTTCTAGCATTTTGGCTGATTACTTTGGGTGACGTTTGAAGGTTAACGTGAGATGAGTCGCCATCAGTGGAACATTGTAAAGAGGTTACACTGCAGGCGCCCATCTGTGCTGCC